CTAATTATCGCTAATCACCATTTCTCTGATTGAATGCAAATCTTCTAAGTTATTCAGTTCTTCTTTCATTTCTCGCTGGCGCTGGTAAATCCCGTTATTCCGATCCAGTTGGGCCTGCGCCATTGCCGCCACCAGGTCTTCTGCCTGCGCCATTGTCATCGGCACTGGCTGGTTGCTGGCATCGTTCCAGGCGAACGTGTCGCGGGATTTTTCAGATTTGGCTGCCATTGTGACAGGAGACAATCGCGCCAGAGACTCAGGACCAGCGTTCCAGGTGCGGCCGTTCCACTCGAACGTGAACGGCTGCGCTTCCTGTTCTGTGCGCCATGCCTCTATTTCCTTGCGTTTGGCCTCTTTTGCCGTTTCCAGCATTTCTGGCGTCACGGTAAACGGGGCTGGCTCGCCCCATTTGCCACTTTGCAGTTCCTGCCAGATTTGCTGGCCTGTTGTTGCTGTATCGTCTGGTATGGCTGTATACGGAAGCGGTTCACCCATACCCTCAAACAACACGTCGCAGTCAATCGCTCCACTTTCAAGGTAACGTGCATTTTCTATTTGTTTGATTTGCATAACTCACCTACATAATACGGACAAAAAGACCAATCATGGCTGAAGTATTACCGCCTGAAGTTAATGGCGAACCAGACAAGGCAACGAACGTTCCCGCCATCGGGCACAAATTCAGTGGGGCGACAATGACCTGCGGGGTGGAGGCATACGAGCCTGTTGGGTTATGCGCTGCTGTGATAGAAACGACCGCCAGGCGCGAACCTGACACGCCAGAACCACGCCAGATTTTTCGGGCTGAATCAGCGTCGCTACTACCACAATACGCCGCAAACACAAGGCCGCCGATATCGGGATAGCTGTATCCATTAGACATACCGCCGAAAGAATTCAGGGTATCAGCCACGTTTTTTGCACCAAATTTCAGGCTTTCCCAGCCAATGAAATAGCCATTTCCACCGGTCCAGTAACGGTTGTAATAAACATCACCATTAACACCGTAGAAAATGATTGCCTTCACTGTGTAAACGGGGTTGTAATTAGATGCCAATGCAGGCGGCCAGATAATTTCAACAACGCCTTCAAACAGAGTATTGGGAATCACTTTATCTGCTCCATAAACGTTATAACGTCCTGGCGTTGCTGTTCTTACCCATGTAAGAAACTCATCAGCAGTATTAAATGTGATTCTGTCGGTGTAGAAAAACTTACACCCAAAACCGTACATGCCTGGTATGGCAAGTCTGCCCTCTGTACGGTCGCGGATATCAGCCTGCGGATCCATCGTGGCGGCACTTTTCAGTCCAAGATAGTCCAGCACCTCGCTTTTAGAATTCTGACCAATCAACACGCGCCCGACCGCCGTCAGGTTCGCCAGCGCCATCACATTTTTATCAGTGAAATAGGCCAGCTTATTTCCGGCAGTCATCAGTCCGGATAAAGACGTCAGGATGTCATTTAACGGCTGTTTGCTCGCCAGCGCATTTAACACTGTTGTGGAGAAATTTGGGTCATTCCCCAGGGCATCAGCCAGCTCTTTCAGGGTGTCCAGAGATTCCGGTACAGAGTCAACCAACGCCGAGATGAGTAACCGGACAAAGGCGGCATTTGCAATTTCAAGGCCTGTTGCGCTGGCGGCGGGCGTCGGTGTCGTTGGGGTTCCGGCCAGTGCCGGGCTGTCCAACGGTGCTTTGGTCTGTGTTTCATCCATGACAGCTTTTACCGCCTTTGGTGTGGCGGCCAGTTCTTCACTGTCGCTGTCCGTGGCGCTGCTCAACTGCACCAGGCCTTTTTGCGTGGTGGTGGCATTTGTCGCATTCAGACCATCAACAATCTGCTGTGCGCTGTCGCGGTATCCCTTTGCATCCTGTGCGCTCTGAGCAGATTCCGCGGCATTCTGTTCCGACTGCTTCACATCCTTCGCTGTAGCTGTACGGTCTGCCGCTGTCGCTTCCGCATTCTTCCGGGGCTCTGCTGCAAATTGCTCTGCATCTGTGGCGTGCTTCTCTGCCTCCTGCGCACTTCCGGCAGCATCTTCAGCGCTCTGCTGCGCCTGCGCCACCATTGCCTCAAACCGGGCAACTACATCCGGCTTTAAATCGCCCTCATCGAGGGCGGTCAGGAAGTCATTCAGCGTGCCGGGCTTTGAGTCGTCATATACAGCAATGTCGCCCACACAGCACTTAGGGCCATTCTTTTGCTTGATGTGTACGGTGTATTTGCCTTTTTGCGCTTCAAATGCGTACTGACCTGCGGCGTCTGTTTCAATAAACGCAAATGATTCAATAACAACTTCACTGGTATTAACCAGTGCATCTAGATAAATTTTGCATTCCGCCATCGGAACGCCAGCGCCATTAATAAGCGCGCCTGAGATTAATACAGACATAGAGCCTCAGAATGATAAAAAGCCGCCTACAAGTGGCTGTCGAATTTATTCAAAGTCTGACCAGTCAATATCTGACGCATTTTCCGGTTGAATTCGATTTAATTTTATTCGTAATTTTCTGAGTGCTGTCAGTTGCTCCTGCTCTTCAGGTGTCGCTTCATCAAAATCAACAGCATCCTGTAAGATTGCGATTTGTTCTCCAGTCTGTTTTAGCAGGTTAGCTTTCTTCTCTGCCGCCTGATTAATCAGCGCATTACGCTTTGCTTCTTCATCCGTCACCCACTGACTGCCATCCCACCGTTGGTATTCTCCGTCTGGCGCAATAAATGTGACATTTTCAGGAAGTTCCCCCAGTTCAGATACAGGGACGGCATTTCCGCTTTCCGTTGAATAAACCGTTTTTCCCCGATAGTCTTCAACCAGACGCCATGAATGGTCGGCGGTATCAAACATTGCTGTAAAACCTTCGGGGATTTCCGGTGGTGCAATATCCGTACAGTTTGCGGGTAGTCCGGTATGAGGTGGTATATAAGCGTCACCACTGCCGATAAATTCTTTTGTATCTTCAAGAAAATTAAATACACGAATAGTCCGTGCTTTATCGCTCATTTTAAAAGTCATTATTCAAGCCTCACAATATAGTTAAATGCGATATTTTTAACGGTGTTTTCTGCGTTACCAGTAGCGTTAACAGTGATGGAGTGTCCGTGTGGACCAATAGCAACGGAGTGTGCATGAGCGCCAATTGCAACAGGGTGCGCATGGTTACCTGTAGTGTTTGTGACACCAGACCAGGTTCTGGAAGCGTAGAAGTCTACAGGAGCACCATAAGTAAAATTATTACCCGTAAACCCCCTTGACGCTGCAGAGCCACCAAGTGCAAATGCTCCACTTGCTGTATAGAAGCTACCATTATCACTTCGGAAATAACCGAAAGCACCAGTAATCTCCATTGTGCCTCTGTTGTGGTAATGGTCACCAGTAGCGTTTGAAGACTTGGTGCCGTAATCAAACGATGATGTGGTTTTCGTTCCCAAATCCGTACTGGATGCGCTGGCGCCGTGGGTGTGCGATTTGATGCCGTCCTGTTCCAGAGACAATACCGCACGACCACTCGCGGGTTTGCCTTTAATTATCAAGCCACGCATATCCGGAATAATCCCGGATGGGTAGACAGCAGCAAGTTTAGGGTAAGAGCCTTTATCAAAACTCTGTCCCTGCATTAAGGCATAGCCGGATGGCACTGAATCAGACGGCCACGGTATTGGTGTCCCGACCGGTAAAGCCACTCCCTGTAATTCTGTTATTTTTTCCGCCAGCAACTTTAATGCCTTTGGCGTGGAAGCCATAGATTCTGAATCGCTGTCAATTGCGCTACTGAGCTGCACTATTCCTTTTTGTTCTAATGAAGCATCCGGTATTTTTTTTCCGATATATTTCGTCAGCGCTACCACAAGTTGATTATTTTTATTCGGGTCCGGAATGATGCCGACTTCTTTAAGAACGTTAATAACTTCTTGTTGCAGGTCACGAATAGCTGACTGCTCATTATTCAAGTGTTCAGCGTAAACGATGGTCCCTTCGATGCCCTGTGTCGGGTCGCCATCATGAAACAGTTGATCAGGCGTATTTACCGGAGGCATTAGGTTCTGCATGATTGCTCATCCTCATACGTAAAATAACAGTCCGTAAAAGCCGGTTTAAGGTCTTTAAACGTCTCTTCTAAAATGGATTCACCGAAAGCCAACAGCGGCTCACCCGCCGCAGATGCGCCCGTTCTGAAGCGGTAAACAGGTGTTTTGGCTCCCACAACGTTGACCTGCCATACCCAGCGCATCTCCCGGGTAAACAGACGGTCTCCGCAACGATTAACCCCGGCGCGAAACGCGCGAGGTTCGGTAATGGTGATGGTGTAGCCAAGACTTGCGGCAAGACCTTTAAAATAGGGAATCGACAGCCCGCCGGTTGCCGCCATTCTGACGAGTATATTTTCGCGTCGTTCCTGCTGTGTTGCACCTTCACGCGGCGTCACGTCGTACACACGCTCCCAGTCTGACAGCGTCATCGAGGACTGAAAGGGGGTGACTGACGCCAGAACGCGGGCCGCTGACGCTCTCACGGCATCCATCACACTGGCTTCAGCTTCCAGCTCGGCAGAAATATATTCCCCGTTCGGGTCATAACTGACCGGCGGCAACATGGCGCGAAATAAATCGACGGTATTCATGAGTTAGCCCTCTCGCGGAAAAGGCTGAATATCTATATTTCCCGGTCGTAGCCATTCCCACGTTGACTCATTAATTACGGCTTTAACATTCCCGTCCGGGGTAATAATTTTGCGGTCAGTGACACCAGAAATTAATGAAATCTGGGTTTCCAGCTGTGACACAATTAATTCCTGCCCCGGCTCCAGACGGTTCATAAAATCAGTTATAACCTCAGTTATCTGCGGTTTTATTTGCTCAATAGTGAGGCCGCTGGTACTGATTCTGACGACAAAGTCCACCGCTTTTTTTGTGGGGGCCAGTACCATCGTGTCCTTTGCTGTCACGGGGCGCACGTCTTCAATATGTGCCAGTACGGCGTTAATCAGCTCCTGCGATGGCAGGTCGTTAGATGAAGTAATCGCCACGTCTACGGTGCCTTTACCACGGCGTAACGGCTCCACATATGCCGAGGTGACACCGTCCACTTCCAGCGCCCAGCGTTTGTAGTCGTACTTGTTCCCGCCTGCGGGTGGTCTGCGCAGAATATCCAGATAGCGCGCCAGCAGGCTGGCGTCGCTCTCTGTATCCGTTCCCCCTGTCAGGAACTTAACAATCACCGTGCTGTTAATCCCTTCCGGCGGACTGACAAGCGTCCCTGTTCTGGGGACGGGTGAATTAGTATGCGCACCGGTGGCCGTGCATCTTGCGCTCACTTCAGCGCGGCCATCATCCCCGATAATGCAATCCTCTGTGATTGTCACACTGACTTCATCGCCACGAACTTCAGACCCGGCAGGTAAACGCGCCCCGGCAGTACCTTCAATCACTGCCGGACCTGATGACGCTGTCGATTTTTTACGAAAGACGTTGCGCGTCCGGCAGTGCAGCTCCAGGTATTCAGGTTCGGCGGTATCCGGGAAAATCTGCCGGATAATCCATCCCTGATGCATATAAAGACCGTCAGCCACACCGGAAACTGCATTAGCGCGAATGCGGTAATCACTGTCTGCGCTGGTGTCGATGGTTTCGCCCGGTAGCGCATTACTGATATCACGTAACTGTCGTTCTGTATTTTCAGCAACGGTAGGGACGGGAAAAGTCATTACGCAATCCTCACAGGGTGTTCAAACTTCTGCGGCGTTCCTGCGTTGTCTGTGACAGTAATCAGCAGCAGGAGCCAGCCGGTCCGGCCTTTTTGGGTATCAACGGTGATTTCTTTGGCCCGTCCGTCATCCAGCAGGGGCTGAAGTGCCTGGCTGGCGTACTGCGCGGCCAGCTTGTGAACACGGGAAACGTCTTTTTCCCGTTTCAGTTCATGCAGACGCGACCCCAGCAAAGTGTCCGCCCAGTAACTGCCAAGTGGTGTCGCCAGTCGCAGGTAAACCGCATTCTGAAGCGTATAAATCCGGCTCCGGGTATAGTCGCCGGTGGCTGTTGAAATGTTCTGGTCCATGCCGCCAGTGTGGCAGCATGGATAAAAGGGGAATAACTGAGGGAGTTCAGCAGTTAATTAATGGGCGTGTCAGATGTGCCGTGTGGGGTTGGGTGCCTGTGGGTTCCAATTTTAATGCCATTAATAGTGACGTCAACGGAAGTAATAACACCACCAGAATGATTAATATTGCCTTCAAAGGTGGCAGTATATTTTCCTTTGCCGCCCTTAATTGCCATTCCGCCATTCCCGGATATTTTCCCCTCAGCGATAAATTGCTGACTTGCTGTCAGTTGAGGCGTAATAAAACCGGCGCTGGTCTTTGCCTCAACTTCATAAGCGTTGCATTTTATCCGATAAATATCACACTCCGTTTCAATAACACGTCCGCGTTTAAGAACGATTTTAGCGCCTTCATCTGTATATAACGCCACCTCGCCAGGCTTCAGTGCGGTCAGGCGGTACGCGCCATGCTCAGTGGCCACAATGACGGTGTGCGAGGTGTTACCGTTCAGCGGAATGGCAATACCCATTGAGCCGGGAAGCGGCGCAGACGTAAAACCATAATGCTGAAAATACTCTGCACCATCGAGCTGTTCACCCGCCAGCCCGTTAAGCTGGAGCAGCTGCACTTTCGTTGAGGTATCCACGGTGCCGGTCACAACCCGGAACGCCTGGCGAACGGTTGCCAGCGCCTGCTGTATGCGCTGATTAATTTTGCTCCACATCATTTCTCCCAGACTTTAACAATGGCGACCTCTTTTTTCTTTTTGCCCCTGCGGTGATGGCGTTTCTTTTCGCGCGGGAAGGCGTCAGGTATCCACACGCCATCCTCCTTAAACCGGAGCCGGGTTGTCTGCCCGTTCCGGCCTCCGCTGAACTCACGCCCCATCAGAAAAAAGATGGCATCGATGCCGTGCGGTTCGCTCACAATCCGCACCCGCTGCCCGGGTTGCCATAACACACCACCCGCCGTGCGGTGCCCCTTAACCAGTGCGGTGATATCCAGCCCTGACAGACGGGCATCGCTCATGGCCTTCTTGGCGCGCCAGTTCACCTGCTCCATATTACTGGTGTCACCCTGAGTAATGATTTGCGGGCGGTAATACCCCACAGTGGGGTCGGTGGCCACGGCTTTCATGTTATTGATACCGGTCTGTCCGTTGCCTGTGTTTTCGCTGTTGGCCAGCGGTCGCACGCTGCCGTCTTCGTTCCAGATATCCAGAGGAACCACGGCCAGCTGTTTTTTACTGTCTGCGCGGCGGGCGTGGCTCTGCGCCAGCACCGTCAGCTCTGAGAAACAGCCGTTAATTGAACGGCTGTCATCCAGGTCCATGACGTTGTTTCCGGCTCCGTCGTTTCTCAGTACCAGCGTGTCAACGGGGCTGGCGGCGTAGTCCGGACCACCGACAACCAGCGTCCCGTCAGGCTCAAACCATGGCCACAGCCCACGACCAGCAGCGGCTTTTTCCAGGGCATCCCATGCCCGCATTCCCGGTTCAATGGTGACTTTATCGTTACGCGGTGCGCTGGATGCCTGTATGCGAATGCGCTGTATCCCCAGTGGCCGGACAATCTTTTCGACAACCTCATCGAGCGTCAGCTGGTTCGCACTGAATACCGGCGCAGCGCAGTCCACCAGAATGGCGGCATCGTCACGACCTGTCAGGGCAAGCGAATAGTTTTGCCGGGATACGGTGCGACGAACGCCATCTATCCGCCCGCTGAGAACGGTTTCGCTACCGACCTGTAGCCGAATCTGTGCCCCCCGGACAACATCAGCCGGGAACACCTTTTCAGGCAGTCCCAGTTGAAGCTGCCAGCCGTCGGCGGCCTTCAGAAAATCGCTGTCAATACGATAACTGCTCCAGTCAGAATGTGCCTTTCCGGCAATGACCAGGCTGATTTTGTCTTCGTTATTTAGCGTAGGCATTAAGCACCATCCCGGCGGTTATGTTGTTCGGGTCACGCAGCTGCGGGTTCAGGCGTTGCAACTCTGCCGCGCGGCTGAAATCGGCGTACCACTGATACGCCAGCAATAACAGACTGGTGTCGGTCTCTGCGGTTTTTTGTGTCAGTGGCGGGCGACGGGACAAGACCAGTAAACCAATATCCTGAATGGCCGCGCCGACATTCTTCAGGCTCTGAATAATGCCCGGATACATCAGGCCGAGCGGAGCGCGGGTTTCGGTGACGCGCTCCCGTTCCGGCTCATAGCGACCACGTAGTAACGTAATGGCCTGTTGCAGACGGTGGCGAACGTCGCCAACCAGACGCCCGACGTCCGCCGGGGCCAGTTGTTCGGACTGGGACGTGTCAGACAATAAGGCGGTGGTAACGCTGGCCAGTTCAGAGGCAGCCAGCACGGCATACGCGATTTTAACATCCTGCACATCCTCAGCGGAGGCATCCGGCGGAAGCGCCACCTCGGGTGTGGTATCGCCATTAATAAAGGCCACGGGCAACGCAACCAGTTCATCCATGTCTGCCACAATTTCATTCCAGCAGGCCATCACCGTTGGGGAGGCGGCGGCCTCTGCTGTGTGATGTTGCAGGCCGACGGTTGTTGTGTCTGTATGGGACAGCGCCGGAATCGCGCGGGCAACATTGCCCGTGTGGATTTCCAACACATGGCCCATCTCACTGATGAATTTCCCGGGTTCTTCGGCCAGATCAAACATCTGTGTGGCAGAATACGTGACATCGCTTTTAAACGTCAGAAGGGTGTTAACCAGCGTTGAACGCACCGTCTGCACCCGTTTAATAAGACTGTTAACGTCCTTTAAAGGGGCTGTTACTGAGTCAAAAAATTCGCCGGTCTTTTCCAGTAACGCATCCAGCTCGTCAAACAGGGCGTTGCTGTACATTTCAGGTAACGGCGTATTAAACAACGCTGTACCGGTGTTATTTTCCAGGAAGTTCAGATCAACCGTGCAGCTGTCCGGGTTTTCAGCGTCATGCCGGACACTGTAGCCGGTGACAATGACCGACGGGATGGAGCCATAAATGGGGTGAATCAGTTCTCCGTCGCCGGGTTCGTCCAGGGCGGCGGTTAATTTTTCGAGTTTGTATTCGTAGCGCTCACCCCACAGGAACGCCGTCAGGCGGAACGGTCGTGCCTTGCGCCCGAGGTCATGCAAATCAGCGCCATCGACAAACGGATATTCATAGGCTGCATGGTCGCGGCTGACCTGTTCATCAGTGTTTAATACGTCAAACTGAACGCCACGGAATGAGGCGTTTTGCAGATTTTCAGCCCATCCCATCAGTAAGTTCCTCCTGTGCCTCTGTTGCCGTCCTGAAGGTTGTATTTGTTCACTGCTTCCGCCACGACCTGACCATCGAGCACCAGTTGGGTTGTGACATTAAGGGGGCTGGCAGGCGGTCCCCAGTGTGTAAGGTATTCCGGCTGAGTAATGCGCCTGGGTTGCGTTTGTGTCGGTTCTGGTTTTGCGTTTCCTGCGGCTTTATTGACCTGTTCCGGTGATGGCAGGGCATTAGGTGCTGCCTTCAGTTCATTATCCCGCTTGTTCATCCCTTCACGCGTGAAGAACAACGTTCCGTCGTCTGCAAAAAACAAACCATGATTATCTGTAAAATTCTTAACCGAATCGCCAACCACAGCCCCATAAAGTTCTTCAGCCGCATCATAACCTGCGTATATAGCCGCAATTTTTCCGGCTGCGCCCAGTGCTTTTGACCATCGTCCCTTTGTTGGTGTATCAGGGAGCTTTGGCGATGTATCACCACTCCCGGGAATTTTATTTTTTAAGCCAGACATATCAGACAGAAACTTCAGCCCCGCAAAGGTGACAGCCGCTGCGGTCATCGCTTTAATGGCAGTGGTGGCGCTCACCACTGCGGTAGTCAGCACCGGGAATTCTTTCCCCGACCAGCTTATGGCATCGGCCACCATGCCAGACGCGTCAGCAAGTTTTTTGACGCCATCCATTTGTGAAAACTCAAGAATGTTTTGGGCTTGTTCGGTTTTAAAATCGTTAAGGCCAGACATGAATGTAAAATCCACATCACCAACACGCTGGCCTTCTGGCAGTGTGCGCTGCTGATTAATCGCGTCTTCAACTTTTTTTCGGTATTCTGGGTTATTGCGGTAGGCTAAAAGCGCCATAAGTGCCTGACGGTCTGCAATCAGTTTCCCGACACCAAAGCCTTCAAGGAGCGTCGCCATCGAATCATAAACAGCAGTTTGCTCGCCTTTATCCCTAGCTGATGCCAGTTTCTTTTGTAGTTCCTGGTAGCGTTTGTCGTTAGCAACAATTTTATCTATCAGACTGGATAATGCTTCTACGGGGTCAAGACCATTTTCACGTGCTTCTGTCAGCGTGCCTGAAAAATCAATGCCTTTACCCTTGTAATTAATTCCTGCGGCAGCTGTCTCAATATCTTTACTGGTTAATTTAGCCAGCAGGTTAACCACGTTATTCCCGGCCTCATCGCTGCTACCTGCTGTAATTGCGGCGGCTTCATTCAGTGCCAGGATTCTGACGAAATCATCCTTTCCTTTCATCCCGGCAGCTGATGCCGCACCCATTTGTGCGGACAGCCAGCGAGCCATGTCGTTTAGCTCAAAACTGCCTTCTTTCCCCGCAGCAATAGCCATATTCAGAATGGTGGAAATATCCTCATCCCTGAATCCAAAGGTCTTTTTACCCTTAAGCATCACATTAGCCAGGTCTGTCGCTGATGCACCGGAAGCCGTGGCGTATTTCATCAATTCAGGCAGCCACTTGCTGGCTGTTTCAAATGAAATACCGCCATCTTTCAGCAGGGCATCCAGTGTTTCGGCTGCATCCTCTTTCGTGCCGCCACCATAGGTCACCGCGTTACGGATGCTGCTTTTCATCTGCTCAAGACCAGCCCTGCGCCCCTCCAGCCCGCCATCGCTGAAAGCGGTGTTTGCCATCATCGCCAACTGGCGTTCGTAGCTCATCTGCTTTTTGACCGGCTGCGCCATAATGGCGGCTCCCGCCATTATGCCACCGCCGATTGTCATGGCATTCCCGCCAAATGCAGCTGCACGGGCAAAACGCCCAGGCTCCGGGGTAACTGGCGTTTTCGCCATCTTCATCTGTGCCTGGCTGACGCCATCCAGTTCACGCTTGAGTGCCCGGGCTTTTTCCCGGGTGGCCTGCATGGCGCGTTCCTGCTCCTGCGCAGATTCAAAACCGGCACGGGCCAGACGGTTATAACTGGCAACCGTCAGATAAATTTCACGTCGGATTTCACGTTCTGCACGGATGCCGAGCATTTCCCGGGCACGAGCGGCTCGCTGTATCTCTTTTGTCGCCTTTTTCGTGCTGTTAACGCTTTCCTGTTCGGTTCGCTTTTGCTCTTTTCCAGCCTTCTGAGTCGCCTTTGTTACACCTTCAGTGGCTTTGATAACCTGTTTTTGTCCCTTTTCCAGAACCTGCGAGGCTTCGTCCTTCGCAGTCAGAGTCATGCCAACTTTGAAATTACCGGCCATTTTTCTGCTTACCTTTTCTGCGTTTCTTTCTGAGGGATTTGAATGACTGGCGGGTGGTCTGCGAAGTGTCCTTTCTGCCTGAGCTGCCGCCGTTCAGCCTGTCAACGGCGGCGAGCCAGCCGTCCAGCTCTGGACGGCTCATGGCCATGATTTGCTGTTCGGTTATTCCGTAGCGTCCGAGGATGAGGACTGCGAGCCGGAGTCCGGCGAGCCGGGATTCCCGCCGCTCCGCTTTACCTTCAGGGTGCCACGTGCCGCCATCAGAGTGTTAAAGTCGTCCGGTGTCATGTGGTCGAATAACAGCTCTGCCGTCACTTCCTCCTGCGGAATATCCCCCAGGCGAATCAGTGTTGCCGCCATCACTGCACAGCGGTAATAGTAATCCGCCGTAAACCCTTCCACGGTCTGAAAACGTTCTTCTGCTTCTTCCAGTGCCTGTCCGTTATCACGCATAACCGGCAGACGCAGTTCAAACGTTTTATGAACGGTGCCATTAAACACCACGCCATCGGACAGTTCGCCGGTCTGGGTATTGATGATTGTCATGCTTCCACCTTCCTGAGTGCAGCCAGTTTAATGTCAATTTTTGCCTCATTATCGACGGTGTATTTCTCACCGACTTCCGTCGTGAAGCAGTCCAGATAGGAGGTGCGTTTGCCGCTGTTATTCAGCGGATACATGGAAATTTTCACACCCTCCAGATTTTCCCAGTCCGGCTCATCGGTATCAGGAATGACCGCAGAAACGGACAGTTCGTAGGTGGCAATGCCACGGGCAAAACCTTTGGCTCTGCCGGTTTTGTTCATCGTCTTGACCAGTTTTCGCCCGGTGTTGATCTGAACATCGAGGTCGGTTATCTCGATTTCCTGGCTGTCAATTTCCAGCACAATCGAGCCGATATACTCTTTAATGGACATGTTGCGACACTCCTTACAAAATCATGTCGATGCGACCGGCAAACACATGCAGGCCATTAACGACGTCCGCAGGAACCACGCAGTCAAGACGGTTCGGATCCTTCCCGTTTTTCCGGACAAGCAGCCTGTCTTTATTGACGCTCACGTTCTCCAGAATCTCTGCCTCTTCCAGTTTGATCAGCACGTCATACAGCTCGCTTTTCACTTTCGGCGGTGTCCGGGTACTGAGCTTTTCACGCGGGAAGCGCAGGCTGATACGTTCCCGGCAGGCTTTACGGGTATAGTCCAGCGTTCTGATGGAGGTGATATCCAGTAATGACACATCTTCCACGCCCTGGGCGTTGACGGTGTAGGTACTGACCGCCCGCACAATCTGCACGGTATTTCCGGGGCCGACCTCAATCGGTGTCAGGCCATTGCGCAGGGCGTTCTCCTGCTCATTACGACTTTCACGCTGGGACATCTCGACAACATCCATCCCCGTCAGCGCCAGGCCATTCAGCGGTCGGGCAGGGTCTTCTTCCCCGGCCATCACTGCGCCGTATGCCGCCGCCAGCATGGCCGGGAGCTTTACCGAACCGCGATACCACGGAACGGATACACGCCCGTTATTCACATTACCCGCCAGCGTCGTTCCCGCGCCCAGGCTGCCGACCCAGCCCGCGCATCCCACCGCGCCGCGCTGCTCCAGCGCCCCTCCGGTTTTATCGAGGTGCTGCTTCAGGGCTGACAGGGCCGCATCCGTGCTGAACGGACAAATGAGGATGTTGTGGCCAGCCGCAAACACGGCATCCAGCGCAGGCTGAATATCCGGATCCAGCTCGCCTTTCGTCATTGGGGTCGGGGTCAGCGTCAGGCCGGATGCGGTCGTGCTGGCTGACAGCGTGATACCGTTTCCCCATTCGCCTTTAGTGCGGGCTGTCAGAGCCAGCTGTGCGCCTTCGGCTTTATACTCACCGGATACCAGCAGGGCGGGTTGCTGCTCCATTGCTTTGACCAGCGAGGGGATAATCTTTGCGGGTTCATCGCCAGCCTCAACATTTATCGTCACCGTTTCACCGGCAATACGGACAGACAGCGTCCCGCTGCTGCTTGCCTGACCGTCCACTTTCACGGCACCGGTTGCAGGCTGCCCGGACGTCCCGTCCGGAATACCGATAACATCCAGTTGCAGGTAATCGTTGGCTTTCATCGCGGCGGCGGCCATGTTGGCCGCAAGGGAGCCTGCGCCAAAATAACGTGCGGCTTCATCTTCAGAAAATACCGACACCGCATTCAGGGGCGTGGCCGTGCCGGTCGCCAGCATTGGCCCAATCACCAGAACACGCTGGGTGTTACCCGGCAACGTGCCAACCGCCAGCCGGGTGCTGAACTCAAAATGCACGCCGGGTTTGCGCATGCTGTCGGGGATAGTATCAAACTGAATATCACTCATCGGACACCACCTGTTTCTCTTTCTTTGCCCGCACTTTTTCCGCTGCCGGTTCGGTTTCTGGCGTATCTGTGACCAGAATCAGATCGCCATCCTGAACGGCGCGGCGGTAATATGCTGTGTTTTCAACATTCACCGCTTCCGTGGTGATGTATTTCCTGGCGTTATCTTCCATCGGGAACTTGACCCCAGGAGCCGCCTTAACTTTCATCAGGTTCATGTTGATGCTCTCTTAATTCATCCAGACCGCAGATGCTCTCATCGTATTGCGTACCGATTCGCAGTAAATCCGGGTCAGGGTCTGACAATTTGCCGTGATAACGGTTAAAGGCTTTATCCAGCGTTGCGTCACGCTCCGGCCATTTGCCGTTCTCCAGGGCGTGTTCCACCCAGCGGGTATCAAACTCACAGGCAAACACGGACATCGCCCGTTCAGCCACGCCGGTGTTAAACAGCGTTCTGACGCGCCCGGGTTCGAAATAGTCAATATCCATCCCCAAATCCTGACCGGTTATCAGACGGCGAACAGATTCAACCAGCAGGTTTGTCCCCACTTCGTCACTGACACCGCCGCCCTGTCGGGCGCTCTGTTCGCTGCGGGTGTTGTAATCACCCACCACAACCACAAAGCGCCCGGTGGCGATGTATTTCTGGCGCGAGGTCGAATAGCGTTCCGTTTTCACGATGCCGCCAAATGACACCCACGCAGCAGGAAAGCAGCGAACAATGCGCCCGGGGTCTTCATCCAGCTCTCCGGCATACGTGGTGACTTCCCGCACCATATGCCCCAGACCGCAGCGCAGACGGGTAATCAGTGCCTGTTCAATCTCTGTAATCAAAACGCACCTCCCCGGGTGGACTCCCGTCCGAACTGGCGGGAGCCGGAATGAATACGCACCTGTGACGACGACTGGATCACCTTGCCGGACGTGTCCCGTCCGAGGTTGATTTGTCCGGCGGCGACTTTTTCCAGGAAGCGGATCGCATCCCGGTAGCGCATCTGAATCTCTTCAGAGCAGATGCGATAATCGGTTGCCAGGTGATAACGGGCAATATCGCAGCAGTACCCCACCAGAATCCCCGGACTGTCGGGCCACGGCGTCCGGTAACGCCCCACCAGATAGCCATCAATCTGGGCACTGGCGCGTTCAAGCGCGGACGCCAGCTTTTCGTCGTTGATGAATCCCGTGCGGTCTTCATCCGTCAGCGCGCGTGCCTCGCGTTCACTGAACGCACTGATAAACTGATCAGGTGTGGCGTAGGCCATGGATTACTTCTCCTTTTTCTCCGCTTTTTTAGCGGCCTTCAGCTCTGCCGTCAGGTCTGTCACCTTCTGGCGTTCCGCCTCCAGCTGCTCAGTCAGCGCGGCGGTTTTCTGGCGCTCTGCGTCCAGTTGTGCCATCAGGTCATCCAGACGGGCGTCAGCGGGCTGGCCTGCTGCTTTATCACGCTCAACCACAATCAGCATGGGGTCCGCCTTCAGCACCGCCAGCTGTTCCGGGGTGAACGCATCCACCGGCCATTCCTTCGTGGTTGCGCTGTGTGCCACACCGCAGCGGCGAAAACCATCACGGCGGGCGGTAATTTCAATCACCTTTTCCATGTATTACTCCGTCGTACCATCTGAACCAAACGCCATCTGCCAGAAGCCATAACCACCGTTACAGCGGGCTTCAGCACCAAACAGGAACTTCTTACGCTTGAACACGTTGTCGCTGTTGTAGTCCGTCTGCTCCACAAAAACAGGCTTTTTACGCAGCTGATAAATCAGCGGTTTAACCGGCTTAGTGGTATCAAACAGGAACCACGCAGAATCCGACGTCAGCTCCGGCATCACCAGCACTTCGGCGGTGTTGCGGTACGGGTTCGGTGTACCGTCCGGGAACTTCTCAGCGGTCATCAGATAGTTCGCGTCATCTTCCTGCGCCGGTGATACAACCAGCAGATTCGGGCGAATTTTGAGGGATGCGCCTTCGTCATCTTTCAGGCTGCGCATGGCAGTCCGGGCGGCACCGTAGGAGGCTTTCGCCTCAGCAAGCGACCCCACCTTGAGTTTTTTGGTGCCTTTGTTGGATACCGATTTACCGGCGACCAGGTGGTCGGTATCAAAGAACGGCTGGCCGTCGTAACAGAGGTTGGTAAAACCGTTACTGATAAGGGCCGCCACAATATCAGCCGGTAACTCCGCTGCTGACTGGCCCGCACCTTTGGCCTGAAGCGCGTATCCCATTATCTGGTCGTCTTCAATGTCATTGCGATCCACTTCAACGGTGGCTTCCCAGTCCTTGTTACGGATGGTGTAGTGAAATGCCGCCAGGGATTTAATGACCTTGTCACCAATCCATTCGCGCATTTTCGGGAAACGACTTAACCAGCTGTAATCGTTCTCCTTTCCGTTCGATGGAACTTCCATCGCCACCTTCTTCCAGTCGGTTGGGGACTGGTCGAAGGCTTTCTGAAAGGTGGCCTTCAGATTAATAAAAATCTGTCTGACGTTTTTAACGTTAACTAACACGCTGTTTCTCCTTAGCTGAAATAAACCCAGACGCCACCGTCACCGATGCCGATCACTTTCCCAGCGACGGGGCGGGTGCTGCCGTTGTCGGTTTTGGCCACGGTCACGCTGTCTTCCACGTAGCAGTCCTTGCCGACCTGCGTTTGTGTCACCGGTTCGGCGGTGCTGTTCGCCATCAGAAAGGCTTTACCACGACGCGCCAGAACGGTAACGTCACCGTCGCTGCCGGTGCTGTTATCCACCCAGCCATCAGAGACACCCAGCGTAATCTGGGCGGCAGTGGCAGAGGACGGGACGGCGTAACCTGCGGCATTAACCGAAATCATGTGACCGCCAAAAATTTCGGTCGCGGCGGCGACCGGCACCGGGTACAGCTCACCATCACGGTATGGGGTATTACGATCCATTACTCACCTCCTGCGTAACGGGCGACATCTTCCGGGTCAGTGCCCATCATGGAACAAATGGCGATATCAACGTCATCGCCGGTTTTAATCTGCTCCGGTGCCTGCGACGGCGCTTTGGGGGCTTTACCTTCAGTCTGAGTACGGTTAAGTGCGGTAATCTTCGGGGCTTTCTCCAGCCAGGATTTTAAACCGTCGATATCGCTGTGGCCGTAGTCTCTGGCCCACTCTTCCTGTGCCGGAAGCAGACGACCATCGGACAGCGCGGCCTGTACCAGTGTCTCGACTTCCGCTTCTCCGGACTGTTGAGACAGTGCGACATAACGCGCCTGAAGGTCTTCATATGCAGCCAGAGAGGTGTGTTTTTTCGGGTCGTAGGCTTTGGCTGACAGGCTGGCGATTTGCTCATCCTTCTGGTTCAGCAAAGCCAGCAGGTTGACAGACGCCGCCGCCGTTCCCTGACCACCGGATACGGCATCAATTATTTTTTGCAGCTCTGCGCAGACTTCTTCAGCCGTTGAGGTTTCCGGCAGTGTCAGCAGCCAGCGTAACTGCGCGAGTAAATTTGCTAATTGTTCTGGGTTCACCGTTGTGGTCTCCGTTTCAGTTGAAAGGCTCGCCAGACGGCTGGCCGCAGCCAGCATGACCGCGTCCATACCGTCGAGCGCCGGGGTATTGGTCAGTGCGGCGTGTAGCAGCTCCAGCACTTCGCCGCGCTTGTTATGCGCAAATACCGGGGAAATAAATTTGTACTCACCGGCAGCAATCATGGCCGCCGCGTTATCTGTCCATTCCACACCGATGGCATAAAGACCAACGCCTTCACGCCATTCCACCTGGCTGAACCAGCCCGCAGCCGGTGCCGGTTTGCCATTTTTGGCGGCATGTAATGTCTGGTGTTCGTAGTCAATAACCAGCGGCGTGGCGCGGGCTGCCACCTGCGCGACAATCTGCGCGGCCAGCTCGGCAGTCAGGATCCATTTACCGCCTTCAGCCTCGGAAGGCTTCGGGCGACCATCCACCGCACAGAACTCGCCCGCCGGAAACAGCTGGATTTCGCTGTGGGTTGCTTTGGTGATTTCGAGGCTTAACGCCGCAATTTTCATCTTCATAGGCGGCATCATGACGGAAAGGTAAAACGGGGATAAGCTGAGGGAGTTCAGCACCTGCCATAACGTGAAAGGATAAGAGGGGAAATGAAACCGTTTTTAAAACCCTTTTAAAAACGATTCTGACGGCTTTTATGAGGTATGGTGCTGTTATGCCTCATCCTTAAGGCAATTAAGCGGTTACAGGCGATTACAGCGCGCTTGTGCTCATTCAGTCAATCACGCGCGCAAAATAGCGGTTGGCGGTGTTTTCCAGCTCGTCGATGTCGTCCTGCACCAGCTGAAGGAAGGGACGCGCAGGCATGTTAACCGTATATGCCCCGACCGTTGCGCTCTGCACAAAATTACTGTTGCGCTTTTTCACAAAGCGGGTGCTGACGCTGCCGTTTTTGTACTGCTTAAAATACAGGTTCTGCGTCCTGGCCTGATGGCGGATTTCGCCGCCTTCGTTGTGGATACGCGCATAACGAACGTTTGTCCCGACCGTGGCCTCGTTATTGTTGACCGCCGAGCGGATACTGGCCGCCAGTCGCCCGGACTTCTGGAGGATTTGCCCGGGGCCGCGCCGCTTCGCATATGACGGACTCCAGCCCATCCATTTGGGGCGACCCTGTTGTTCAAAGTTGGTTTCCACGGCATCGAGCATCGACCCCGCCAGCGCCGTCATCAGGTCGCGCCGGTCCTGTACGGAACGAATCAGCTTATCCAGCGTAGTGTTATACGCCTTTAAATCAATTTTTATATCCAGTTTATCGCGGCTCATGATACCTCCGGGGTGTCCTGCAGGGTCCAGTCAGTCAACACGCCATCTTCAACCGTTGCCACCGACCAGCGCTCACCTGACTGCAACGCATACCGCCATGCCGTGCCGTCCTGTGTGACACGTTCTGCCCGTTCAATGGTCTGCTGCATCAGTACATAATCGGCAACTGTCGGGGGAGTGTCTGTACCGGACAGGGTCTTCATAACCTGCGCCGTGACGTTAACCGCCTGCTGTGCAGCACCGGAAGTGGCAACCTGTTCCGGTGACAGGATAGCCAGCGGGTACTGCTGGCGCGTATCCAGTTCGCTGACGTTCGCCAGCCCCCGGGCAAAATCCGGTCCCGTCAGGGAGCCGGTGACATACTGGCGGGCGCTGGGATAATAATATTTCTCCAGCTCCGGCTGCCAGGCCACCCGACCGGGGTTAAATCCGAAACCCGGGTCGGCGGTGTATACGGAGCCGTCCGGCATTTTAAGGCCCATTGTTTTGATGGTCTGGCCGGGCTGGCCGTACTCCTGCTCAACCTCAACCAGTCGCCCCTCGCTGCTCTGCACGGTCAGGCCATATTTTTCTACATCGGATGCCGAACGCGCCCGGATACGGCAGCGGCATCCGTACCCGTCCGGAGTGTATAAAAACTCCCAGACTGGGTCGTCAGCCCGGGCGGTAAAACCGTTCAGGGCGGCATGTTTCGGGCGGGTGTGAAGGTCCATCACCGCCACACGCTCAAAATAAGGCCGGTCGGCCACGTTCGCCATCTGCTGCTGATAACGCCCGGCGTTGTAGCTGGACTGAATGTTGGTATCAAAGATTGTGCGCAACCGGCGCGGCGTCAGTTGCCTGCCGTGCAGTTCGCCGGTGTCCTTATCCACAATCAGCTTTTTACCCAGCCAGCCTTTCGCCTCCAGCAGCGGCTCCAGTTGTGCGGAAAACGCCCTGAACGTGTCGCCGTTCTCCAGGCTGGCCTGAAGACCGTCCCGGATATCTTTCAGCACATCCAGCTTCAGCACACCCGCCACCGAGAACGCCCGGGCGTTTGCGATGTCCCGCACGTCGTGCCAGCGAAAGCTAATTACGTAGCCTTTGCTTTCGAAATACTGAATGGCTTCTTCGGGCTTCAGGGTGTACGCATAGCCCAGGTCAACATCGTCAGCTGTCGGCATTCAGTCGCCCCCAGATATCCGCCACAAAGAATGCCTGCGTCAGCAGCTGCCGCAGCGTGTCATCCGGCAATTCCGGCCAGGCTTCCGCCAGCACGTTCATCGCCTCGTCAGCGCTCTGGCCTGCCTGTATGGCCTGTACCAGCGGGGCCACCAGTTCGTTCATCCCCTGCGTAATGGCGTCCGCCGGAAGCGCTGCCCGGTCAATCGCCGTCTGCGCCGGGTCGTCATCTTCTGTGGTTGGCTGGCTGAGGGCGGCAATATTCAACCGCTCACGCAGCTGGCTGAGACCGACCGGCACAGGGAGACGCTGTGCCAGAGGGACCAGAACTTCTTCGCCATCTTTGGGCGTGGGAATGCCGGTTTTTTTACGCAACCATGACACAGGGATATCCTTCATCCCCACGCCGTTTACCAGCACGCTGACAGCCTCCGCCACGCCCTTAATGTCAGCTTCCTGCTGCACATCAAACACCAGACGCGGCAGGCGACGTGGCGGGATATCCTGCCAGCCGTTCAGGCTGGCCATCATCTGTATCAGGCTGCCGAACATACCGGACAGCTGGCGCGCATCGGCGGCCAGAATGTCGTGCCGGACCTCGTTATGTACATTACCCAGGGCGTTAGTGGAGGTTTTACCGTCGGCCTGGCTGGTCAGCGTACTGCCTAAAATCGCCTTTGAAACCGTGCGTTCAGCCCAGTCAATCATGGACATAAATGTGTCCGCGCCACCGGTCGCGGCATTTTCAAATTTTATTTCATTGCCCTGCGGCAGCGCGGCGACGGCTTCATGCCCCAGATTGACCAGTGCATCAAGGATCCTGTCCCGGTCTTCGTCACTGGTGCCCTGCGCATAATAAGCAATACGCGCCGGAAGGCCGTAAATCTCCAGAAACTCCGCCATGTCACGCAGGGCAAAGTTCTTGAACAGATACGGCCAGACCAGCACCCTGAACAGACCGGATGACCCCAGAAACCCCGACCGGGCGTTATAACGGTGAACCAGCCAGCCGAACGGCCAGAGTTCTGACCCGTCCTTGCCATCGGTATCACGATTGCCGTCATCCAGCCGGAGTTCGTCGCCGTGTTCCGGCAGGGTAATAAACCAGCTGTGCGGGCGCAGTGTCACCGCATCCGGGAGCCACGTTTTATCCACCAACGCCCAGCTGATTTCCTGGCAACTGAAGCCGTAACCGACGCTGCTCATCCCGTTGAGGATGATGTCTTCCATGTCCGGGATACCATGCAGCCACTCATCCACGGCGGCGGCCAGATCTTTTTCTGCCTTCGAGGCATTGCGCGGCGGCTCCACTGACCAGTCCAGCGTCAGCAGCGCTTTTTTACGTTTTTCCATCTCAGCGAACAGGTGCCCATCGCGTTCTTCCATATCGGCAAACAGCATCGCCTGAGCCGGAAGATAACCGCGCTCTGCGGCCTCCAGAATGTGCGGCAGTTTTTTAATATTCAGCCCGCGCGACGGGTGATCGGGATAAATTCGCAACCGCTCCGCCACCCTGACCGACTGCGTGGTTTTCAGGGCTTCACGTTTAAGCGGGCGTCCGTAAATATCAACAAGCTGTACCATTACCATCCTCCTGAACCAAAACGCCCGCCACGGTCACGCCCGGTGCTGCGTGGGGTGTGTATCTGAAATTTTGCGCTGCGCGATACCGCCAGTGTCCACAGCATGTGCAGACAGTCCGGGCCATCATCGTGGTCAGCTTTGGGGTAGTGGCGCAGCTGGTCAATCAGCGTCTGATGTGCGGGACTGATACGAATCAGACCGTTTGCCATGTGTGGCTGAAGGGATTCAATACGCAGCGCCTTGTCTTCCAGCGGGATGACCGGCAGTGCCGGAACCGGCACACCCAGCGCCGCCGAACGCTCAACCAGCACAGTGCGCAGAAACTCCTGGAACTGGACGGATTCAAACGACCAGCACAGGCAGTGATAGTCCCGCTGATACTGGATCACGTCTTCGATAAGTTTGTTCGGCAGACGGCGGCGGATATCGGCTTCCACCACATCCAGAATGCCGGTAAAACGGTTAAATCCGCCCACCAGAATGGCCGACGGGTCGCGGTTTTTGTTCTTCTTGCCAAGGCTGGGGTCAACCGCGCCATAGAACACCCATTCAGGCAGGCGGTTAACCCAGAAATGAATGCAGCTGACGAACAGCGCATCCTCGCCGCTGACAGGATCATTCTGATATTCAGAATCAAAGGTGTCATGACCATCACGGACACGGATTTTCATCAGCGCCAGCAGAGGACGCGCCGCCCATGACACCACCGAACCGGCGAGCATGTCGGCCTCGTTCTGCTGATAAAGTGCCTCTGCGGCTTCAGGCTGTTTGTTGCGGATAAGTTCTTCCCACTCATCCCACAGCTTCATATTGGCGGGCCACTGAATAACCGCTTTAAAGCGGGCGGTTTTCCACATCGGGTTATTCAGGGTGCGGGATAATACGGAGTCGTAATGCAGGATAGTCCCGATATAAACAATATCCGTTTTACCGCCAGCCTCACCCAGTGGCATGACTGTTTTAGTCAACCAGGCATGCAGCTTGTCGCGCTGTTCCGGGTTACGCACCATCTCGTCGTTCTCGATATCGTCGAGAATAATCAGGTCGGGACGGTACGGGCCATGGCGCAGGCCACGCAGTTTTTTACCACTACCGGCGACGGTCACTTTGATGTTATTCGCGGTAACGATGGTTCCCATACGCCAGACGCGCCCCTGGCCGCAAACCTCCGGAAAATCGTTCTTTAAACGCGGGTTAAATTCCAGTTCAGCCTTGATGGCTTCCAGCATCGGATAGGCCTGGTCGATGCTGTCCATAATGATGACCGGGTAATGTTTAATGCCCCGGATAATGACCCACAGATTAAACAGCTGGCTGACCAGCGTCGATTTGGCCTCACCGCGTGGCGCGGCGATGGCGTCGTTCTCCGGCTCCGGGCTGGCCACAATCTGCGGTAGACGGGTGAACAGATATTTATGCAGCTCACTTTTCGCCGGGTTGCGGATGTAGTGTGGGAAATAGGTTTCGACAAAAAAATCGTACCCCGTCACCGGGTCACAGACCGCCGCCCGGCGGGTCTGTGTGGCCTGCGGATCAACATCAAAGCCCAGACACTCCGCCTCAATGGTCTGGCGGAGGTTGGCGATATACTCCTGTAAGCCTTTCTGAAACTCTTTAAGGGAAAGTTTACGTTTTGCCACATCACACCTGCAGCGCTTCTGCCTGCGCTTTTTCGATACGTGCGCAGGCAATATCAAAATACTGGTTAGTCATTTCAATGCCGGTAAATCGCCCACCCCGGGCAAGAACCGGAAGTGCTGTCGTTCCGCTACCCATAAACGGATCGAGCACATGCGCATCCGGGGCCAGCGGTTTTACAAGTTCATCCATCAGCTGGACGGGTTTACCTGTCATATGCAGTTTTTCGGAAGGTACGACACGCTGGGTGTACACGCCCGGGAACGGGCCACCATGAGGGCATTTGTCCAGTTTGCCGTTGCTGCCCCAGACAACATATTCCGCCTGATGCCTGAAGTAGCCGGTATGTGGTGCGCGGGATGAGAGCGTTTTATCCCAGACCACCAGACCACGCCACAACACGCCCCCAGCCTGAAAAACATCAGTCATGGTGGGAAGCTGCCGCCAGTCACTGAACACCATAAAATAGCCACCAGGGCGAACCAGGCGGACAGCCATGGACAGCCACAGGGTGCTCCAGTATGCCCAGCTTCGCTGGTCGCGGTTGTCCCCGCTGAACTCCGCGTAATGACCATGGCCAACATATTTTGCGGACGGTGACATACTGCGGTCTGATTTGTGCGTTCCCCCGCTGCTGTAGGGCGGGTCAGTGATAACCGCATCAAAACGTTCAGATAACGCTGGCAGGACGCTGAGAACGTCACCGCAATACAACGTTGCGTTACCAATAATTTGTTTCTGCATTATGGTTCCCGTAAATCAGACGGCCCGGAAAACCGGGCCGCTGTGTTTAACTGAAATTATCCTCAAGCTCTTTGGCAAAGCCTTCGAGCACCTCGAGAAAACTGGCGTACAGTGCCGGGTGACGCTCCTTAATGAATGCGCCGAGGCGCTGCACCACCTCCAGCGCCGTGGCCAGTCGGTCGGTCTCCGGCAGGATTTTTTTACTGCTGGCCACCGCTTTACTGAGGCTGTCGGACAGGCTCGCCAGCAGTTCGACTGACTCCTGCGGCGGGATGTCCGGGTTCTGGTTTAGCCGCTCCAGTGTTGTCTGGCATTTCACCACCAGACTGATAAGCACGGTCCGGGCGACATTTTCCAGACCATCACCGGCGAGCGTGTGCGCGGCCCGCAGCTTGTCCCAGTCGTCGCCGTTCTTCATGGCCTGCGTTTTCCAGCGCCGCGCGGTGTCATGCGGCACGGAATATTTGAGGGCGACCATGTCCAGCGGGAGCTGGTCAAAGATGTACCCGTTACGGACTTTGTCCCTGATATCCTGTGCCCACGCCATTAAGTGTCCTTCTGAGCCTGTTCAATTCTGCGCTGAACCTCATCCGGCATCTCACTTACGAGAATTTCCATACCGGTATCCAGCTTAATCACCGAGCCATAACCGTAACGCCCGTGAAAATGAGTAATGCGTTCGGCTATCACCATGACATCCCCGGTGCCGCGGAAATCTGTAAATCTGATAATGCTCACTGTGCCAGACCTTCAAAAAATCAGTTCTGTGAACACTGCCGGATACCGTCAATAATCCGGCAGACCTGCGCCGCCGCGTCAAACAGCTGGCCCGCTCTGTTAATGTCTGTGCATCCCACCGGAAGCAGCATCACCAGAAACAGGGCCAGAACACAGCGGGCGGCTTTACGTGGTGTCCTGTGTGTCCAGTGCTGACGCGTCATACCGCTACACGTTCCTTAAGCCAGCCAAACACAAACGATTCGTTGGCTTCGCGTTTCTCCGCCAGCTCCAGATAGCGGTCACCCTGCGTGCAGTTCAGGGCTGTCAGCATTACCCGTTCACCATCCCGACCGCGATGATTCAGGAATGTGCGCAATGCACTGATGGTACGAGGCCCGATACGTCCGTCGGCATCCATATCCGGATACAACTTCCCGCGAAGATTGAACACATTCAGCCAGCGCTGAAGCATTTTTGACGCCACGGATGGCCCCATATTCACGCCGGTGTCACACAGTTCTGCGGCAATATCAGGGGATAACGCGGCGACCTGGTCGAATCGCGGGCCATACCAGTAATCGGCTTCAAGGATGTCCAGCGCCTGTTCGCGGGTTAAATCGCGCATATCGCCACGGTATCCGTGGGCGTGGGCGACTTTTTCCGTAATGCCCCATTTGGTCGGACCGCCTTTATCATCCGGGTGATTGACGTAACCGCCTTCTTTGCCCAGGACTTCATCAAAAATGTCATCTTTTGATTTCATGTGGATGCCTCAGTAATGAAAGGATTTTTGACAAATTCCCGTGCGCCCACACGATAAGCGCACAGAAAACCAGGTTCAGCGCCACAACCAGCCAGCTGGAATCGGAGTACGTGCCGTACAACCAGCGGAACGGGATGATGACGTAGCCCAGCATCAGCCAGTACGCCAGCCAGGTAATCATCGGTTTATGTGCCGCACCTTTACGGCGGTACACAAACAGCCCCAGCACAATGGCGATGCAAAGCCAGACATTCACAACACCGGCCAGGCTACTTTCCATTCCCACCCCCTCCGCCGCGCAGCTTTGAGAACAGGCCGAACAGCGATGAAATTTCCTGTTGATAAATGAAAGTCAGTATCTTGATGGATAACGCCGAGACACCAACCGCACACAAGGCATCGAGTGGTTTGTCGTTGTAGTGGGTAAGCCACTGCATCAATGAGGCAGCCACACCCGCCCCCAGAACGCCAACCACAAAAGCAATAAGCAGATGAATGACCATAATCCAGACCGGGATTTCTTTTTGCTGCGTGACCACAAAAAGCGCCCCTGCAAATGCGCCTACCACGACGCCAAAATCGCTGTTGGTGAGAAGGCCAAACACACTGGCACCGCCGATAGTCAGCGCCACCGCTCCGCTGCCTGATAAGGGTTCAGACATGAGTTTCTCCTGTAAATCAGAGCCACTGACGGCCCGTTAATAACACCCGGTCAAAGACATCAGCGATATCTTTTGCAGGGCGCTATCCATGAAAGCGCCTCATGACCTGATGTTGATAAGATAAACGGTGTGGGGTGGCAGGTACTGCTGGGGGAGTTCAGCAGTACCTGCGATGGAGGGGGAATAAATCAGAAACGGGAAAGGGAATTCAGTGTGATATCGGGTTTACCGCAAAGCGGAGCAGATGCGTTCGCTTTTTCCAGGGCGGCGCGCATTTCCTTATCACTGGCGATGATATCGGCAACGGCGGACCGCAACGCTTCTTCCTGAACAACCGTATCCGGTTGTTCAGCCATTCGGTTTAGCTGACAGGCCAGATTTTTCATGTAAGCAAACCGACGTCCGGCGGCGTTCCTGGCCTGCTCTGAATATGCTGTATATTCGCCAAGCGCAATATAGTTGGTCATAAGTGTCTCCTTTTTTTCTGAGGCCCATTAATCAAAAAGCCCCACCTGAGTGGGGCTTTTCAGCAAAATTTGTTTTTGTCGTCGGTGTAGTAACCGCCATGCGTACCGGTCTGAAATCCCGTAACGGGGACAGAGTAGTGCCAGCGCCTGCCGGTGTGAGCATCCGTCTTTTATATGCTGCTGTAAATCAGCCATAAAACGGGTGTTACGCAGAGCGCGTAAGGCATTATCACAACGAGGGATGTAGAACGGCGCACCGCCAAGAAAGCGGATCAGTTTGCTGATTTCATCTTCGGTCAGCACATCATGTAACAGGGCGTGAACACCGCCTGTTCGTTCAGCATGCGCACCGGTTTTACCGCTCAGCGTTACACCACCAAAAGAGCGAATCAGCCGGGTCAGGGCGGGAAAGCCTATCACGCTAATCAGCTGCTGCACGGATTCAGGCAGTAACGCCTGTGTATCACGTAATTCTGCTTCGCTGAAAGTCTGCATGATGGTGTCTCCGGAAAGAAATTACTGTCATTATAGTCAGCAATGATCATCTGTACAGACCATAAAAACGCCCCTGCGTATGCAGGGGCTGAACTAAGTCTTATTTTTTATTTTCGTTTATCAACATTATGTATCCTTTGACGTAGTCCCATACTTTCTTGTTATCTGTCGGATGGACTTTTCGACAATCTACAGCTTCATTTCCGTAATCACCAACGTCAGCTTCGGAATTTGTCAGGAGAATAACCTTCCTGAGAGCGCACCCTCTGATGATATCCTTTGAAATATCCCCCCAGCCATTCATGTATGAATAAGCCAGATTACGCTGTGCCTGATAATCCCCCTGCAATGTTTTCTTGATCAAACTTTCTTCTGACTCAGAAGCATGGGATACCCCTGTGAAACATAACGCCAAAATAAGTAAAAACAATTTTTTCATTTGCGTCTCCTGGAATCTTTAACCAGCGCCACCATGACCCCGAATAGCTGATCATCCGTCAGCCATTCGATCACTTGTTGCTTATACATATGTGACGCCAGTCCTTCCGCATACGCCCAGGAACGACCAGCATCAGCCAGTAGCGCCTCAATTTTGGATAATACCGATTTTCGGCTCATTGCAACACGGGGGCGGCGACCTTTACCGGTTGGCGCTTTGCGTGGGAATCCCTGCTCGTGCATGTATTCCCGGATAATACGAAGTTCGTCGAGATTGCACTGGGTGGCGCTGGCTTTACCCGTCAGTCGCATCAGCGTTTGACGATAAAGCGCATCATCCCACCCCAGATACACCTGTCCGGCTTTAACAGCCCCGATCATCTTTTTGAGCATGATTTTTATCCTCACATCGAACGGTAAATCGTGATACGCCGATGCCATACAGAAAAGCGGCAGCACGATCGAGAGATAGCCACGTCTTGTAATCGCCACGGCGTTCCTGTAAAAAATAGGACACCCCGGCGCGACGGTTAACAGCGAACAGGTGATATACTCCGCCAAATCGCTGTACGACAAACTCATCCACGCCGCCGCTTTCGAATTGCTGTTTAAACGCTGTCATTCCGATTTGTTCTATTTTCATAATTGCCAAAACATCACTTTTGGCAGACCAAAATACATGTTTTGGTCTGCGGTTGATTATGGTTTGCGCAATTTGCCTGGCTATTTATTATTGCCGCTGAGTATCAACTCCTGACAAGATGGCACGCCATCCTTACCTTTTGCGCAGAAGATAAATTTATCGTCAGTGGTAACTGTGGCGCTTCCGTCATCACAGTGTGTCATTAGCCGCTGGTCGAAATTTCTCTTTACCACGCAATGAGGGTTTTCCGGTTTACCGGAAGTTGTGTCAGTAGTCACACAGACCGCAATACTCATAGAAATCAGAGCAATAATAAAAACGCCAACCCATCTCATAAAACACCTCGCTTAGCCATATCACCACACCCTCCCGGTGCAATAGCGCCAGTGATTTTTCCGGCGGTTTTGTGCCGCACTTCTACGCCGCCCGGCACCGTAAAAATGAGTAGGCAACCACCGTGCAAGGCCTGAAGGCGCATAGCGAATAACAAGTCGATTCGAGATACGAATAAGCTGCCCTGGCTTTGCTAACAGCAATTTGGCTTTACGGTTTTTCATCTGTTACCACCATGAAATCTGCCACATAGAGTTCCTGGCTATGCTGTCCTGTTGTTTCTGGTCTTATATTTAGATGATCCGGATGGTGCTGCATCAATTTCATATACTTTAATGCGTCCTGTGCTTTCTGAAATTTCAGGGCATAGTCAGTAGCAACGCTTTCCAGTTCTGCGATGTGCTTCTCTGTGGTCTCTAATTCATCCAGCAGCGCCAGTATGGTTTTCGGACTTGCCATTGCGACATAATCCCTTACTGGTTTATGCTCAATCTCCGCAATAGGTTGATATGATGTGAAACCATACTGCCTTGTGTAACTACCGTGACGAATAACGAAAAATTCGCCATTTATTTTTTTAGCCTGCCACTTATCCTTACCGGCTTTTTCCGCTGCCAGACGCAGTGCCTGATAGTCAATTTTGCTCATAGCGCAGCCTCCCGTTTTGCCACTTTAAATGCCCGTAACATCGGGACCGTTTTACCGCTAATGACCGTTCTCATTAAAAGGCCACCGCTGCTTTCGTGTTTCGCTTCAGGGGCCACAAACAGCGCCGCATCCACAACCCGGCAATAGCGACGAAATTCCCAGAACCAGCAGGTAACAATGATTTTTGCAGTAACTCCATGGTCATAAAATTCAATATTCATTTGCAATTAAACCTTCTTTTGTGACGTTCTACGGCGGCCTTCATGTTGTTATGTACGGCTCTTTTAACAATCCGACGCCCCACGCTGTCATAGAATCGCCACCGCGAGATTCCAGGATATTGAGGGAACTCAATCGCCGCGCTACCGTCATTCATCCTGTATTCGTGGCGTTCGCCGGGCGGCTGGTATATTGCTTCGGTAACGCTCAGGAGTTTGAATGCCATTGTCACACTCTCCCCAGCGCCAGCGGTCGGTGGCTCTGGCCATTAACCCCACGATGCAGTTTCGCATTCTGTCCCGCGATATAACCGGCAGTGGAGGCGAACTCAGCGCCGTGACATACTTTTGCTGAACGCATATCCGAACGCATCCCTTTCGTATTTCGAATATTCTTCTCGTAATGCTCTAATTGCGCCTTTTCGTGCGCCGACACCTCATAAGCTGTAATGACCCTGTTAGCCCCGAACACCCAGCCTTCGCAGAACTGGTCGCCACGCGCCACACGGGTGGATGGCTTACAGCGTTTGCAGTGTTTATCCTGATATTTTTTGCGCTCGGCCATCATCTGACGGGAAAGCACGTCGAACGCATAGGCCGCGATTTCCGGGCGGCTGTCAGGGCCATAAAAACGCACGTTGCGCTTCAGGGAACCGGAAGGGCGAAATTCGCCGGAGATATAGCACTCAACACCGAAAGCATTACACACCAGCCTGCACAACATATGCATATAGCGAGGCGGAGTGCTGGCATCACTGGGCGCGCCTGCGCTGACTACCTCCTGAATATCTGACAATTCAGCATCGTTTTCAGTAATGCCGTACTGCCGCATATAGGCCTGCGCCTTTGCAATAGCGTTAGCAGCTTCCTCCGGGTTTGATGTACCTTTAGCCAGGCGTAACAGTTTTTTTATTTTGGCGAGATATTTATTTTTGTTTTCCATAATAAATCCCTCTTATTCAGGCGCAGGCCTGCCGACCTGCGCTATAAATACGTAAGTTAAAAATCAAAAACTTCTGTTAATTCCCGTTTCAGGGAAACGCATTCGGAATAAAAACCATTGCTTTCGCCGCACCATCTGACGGTTACACAGCCTTTTGATGTACCAAATTTAAAGAAGCTCCAGGTCTGATAGTTATCCCCGACATCACATTCTTCAGTAACGACTTCAGCTTCTGTCAGTGGCTCGCCTTTCAGGTCGTCAAGGTCTCCAGCGATATCCTCAATCCAGACGTTTTCACAGCAGACCTGCTCGTGAAAAAATGTAAACACACACCGCCATATCCCAAATGAATAATCACCACGAAAAACAAGTTCGACGTTATTATTCGTAAATACTTCATCAAAAGTACGCCCAATTATTTCATTGATAACGGTAACGCTCATTTTCATTTCTCCGGATTCAGGCGTAAGCCAGCCCCGGCGGGTTTACGCCTGTTTTAAATAAGAATTAAAAACGAATTAAATTAATGCGGTGATTTCAGTGTTTCTATTTTCACAAAATAAGGTTCAACATTTATTTCAACCACACAACCGCATTTAAAATCATTCGCCGGTGCAACGGTTTTTACCACACGCCCGCCTCGTAATGCCGGGTTTGCGATATGCGTAAAACGTGTTCCAACCGGATAAAGTTGATTAAACGTCCTGGCATTCATTGTGTGACTTCCATCCTTTCAGGTGAGCATTAGCACAGAACGCAGCCCGGTGTTCCGCCCAGATGCGGCGCAGGGTGCTGCACGGACTTTGCGCTGCCTTACGCCACAGCTTTTCAGCACCGGCATAATCTCCGCGCTGTTCTGCTCTGGACGCGCCCAGCGAATACGCCGCGCAACGATTAACGACTCTGTATTGTTCACTATCCTGGCGCATATCAGACTCCGGCAATATCAAGAGGGATGGCACGATATTCATCAGAATCACCGACGCGCTCATATACGCGGATATAGCTTTTGCTGCCAATCACCTGGACGGCTTCACCAATCAGCGTCATGGCGTTATTCCAGCGCTCATCCCCGATTTCAAGGCGACGCAGGGCCAGAACGCGCCCGGTGTTAATGTTGCCTTCCTTGTCCGTGCTGAAAGCCTCGCTGATGATGGCCTTAATTTCCGGGCGGGCACCTTCCGTCCAGTCAGCCAGACAATCATCAATCAACGATTTTGCAGTCTGAATGCGTTCATCAAAGGCGATACGGTCCTGCATGGCGCGTTGAATTTTGTAACGGCCATCAAAGCTGTAAAGCGTGATATTGCCTTTTTTGCCGCCTTTTACTGCGCCGTATTTCTCAGCCGACAGGTCAATAAACGCCTGAATATCACCAAACGCGCGCAATTTCAGTTCACGCAGTGAGGCAGATGCATCAATCACCATTTCCACAATCTCACCGACCAGCTGTTCGCGGTCGCGGTCAATGTCTTTAATGAGGCTTTCAGGTGTCATTACACCGCGAGCATCAACCCAGTACCCATCAGGGGCTTCAGCTACGGTATATTGCTTAACTTTATTTTCAGTCGTCATAATTAAATTCCTCAGTGATATTTACAGATTAATGTGTGTTATGTGCACGAGGCACAATGCTTTCAGAAAAAAGATTCACGCCGTTATAGTCACTTTTTAGTGTTCCCTTGATAACTTCATGTAATTTTGTGGCCACCTTAAACTCTTTTTCGGATGCTCCGTCCTTCGAATAACTCCCCGTGGTCTGGGTTAAAATACTGCCGTTTTCATCGGTATAGATAATTACTTCTAACTTAACCGCCATGTTTTGCCTCTTTGAAATCAAATGATTTAAAAATAACGTCGTTCATAAAACCGTGGGTTTTTCTGATAATGTCGGAAATCTGTTCTCCCGTGACATCAGGCGGCAACTGATACGACACAACGGTTTTCTCCGATTTACCTGGCTTGTCCAGGCTGAAAGTTAATTCAAGCTCTAATGACATTTTTAATTCCTCGCTTTATTGCCATACGACGGTACAACCGCCGATACAGGATGTTTTAACAACGCGACGCAGGCCGCTGAATGTCTGAATAATTTCTGTTACCGGCCACACAGGGCCACCCGCTGGCGGGCAGGCATAAACCACGGGTAAGCGGTGATGCTGACCAGTCACGCGACCACCGGTGGTGTGGATAGCCACACGCGCACGGGAACGGGCGGCATTAATGGTTTGCTTATCCATCGTTTTACTCTCCATCAGTGAATTAACATTTCAGCGAAATCATCAATGGCCTGCACACTGACGGACGCATTGCTGATATCACAAATCCGGTATACACCGCGCACCAGCTTGAACAGGCGGCGCGCATTCCCCAGCGAGCGCGTGTAAAGCGCCTCGCAGATTTCCGGGCTTGCCGCTTCTGGCATCAGCTCGGTAGCTATCTGGATAAAATCCTTCTGGGCCAGCGTATCGCCGAGGTCAAGCGCCAGCGCCACACGGCTGTATAGCTGGGCGAACTCACCACGATTGCCCTTAAGGTTAAGCAGCAGACGTGGCATACCCGCCAGGGCAATCCCGACTCCCGCCTTGTCATGCAGGCGGCGCAGAACTTCCAGCGCACGATAGGGGAGCAGTTCAGCTTCATCAACCATCAGCAGACGCCCGGAATCTCGTAACTCACGCACACAGGCATCAATCAGTTCATGAATATTGCCGCGAACCTTTACCCCCAGCTGGCGGCACAATTCCTCAAGCAGTGTTCTGGCCGTATAGCCCGGGTCTGCCTCAATCAGCACCGCATCCCGGTTTCTGGCAGCGTATTCGCGCAGAATCATTGTTTTGCCCAGACCCGCAGCGCCGTACAGCACACTGATTTCACACTCCAGATGGGCATAGGCCAGCGCCTCCAGCCCTTTGGCTGCCATTTCGGTGGTGACAAAACCTGCTTTGACACGGCGGTTATTTTCTTTTTCCCGTTCACGCGCAATGAATGCGGAAATGCGTTCTTCGATATCAGCAATATCGCCCTGGTATTTATCCTGTAAATACTGGCTGATAACCGCACTGCTACGACCAATTGCACGGGCAACGTGGGTCTGTGTATAGCCGCGACGGGCCATTACGTCATTTAATTGCGTAATTAAACTCATATTTAAATACCTTTTAGATTAACGGTTGTTTGTGCCGTCTTTCTTTAAATTGCGGTCACGCTCGGATGCAAAGAAATAAAGTTCTTCTTTTTTCTTTTCCTCCTTGCGCTCCAGACCAAAACCAAAATTAAAGTCAGGTTTCTGCGTAATAGCCGGAGTAAGCTCGCGTTTAGCTTCCTCGATTTTCTGTGCTGCCCTTGCAATCCGGCCTTTGGCGCGTTTTTCCTGCTGTTGCTGAATAACAGCCTTCGGAAATGCATCGGCCTTATTACCGTTCCAGATGGCATCGCAGATATAAGAGCCATCCATTCGCCTGACAATCACACTGTTTGCGTCGTGAATGTCGTAGCAAACCCGGACTTCATTACCGTGCTCTGCGGCCAGCTCCGTGGAGAAATAGATGTTTCTGAATAAAACCACTTCACCGCGTCGCACTTTGCAGATGCTTTCCGGGCGGAACATTTCGTGAAGTTCTTCCGGCGACAGCATGTCGATTTCAGCATTCTGCTCTTTTATCAGTTTCCGGCGATATGCTGCCGGGCTGTAATACTCGCCATCCTCTTTGCGGGGAAGGCTGCTGTGTGGCCGGTTGTTATACCGCTTCACCTCCAGCTCTATCGCGGCCATCAGTTGCTCAAACGTGGGCACTTCACCCATAGCTTTAACCTGCCGCTTTGTCAGCTCACGCCCTTTATTGGTGGCTTTTATGGCTGACTGTGTGATGCGTTGCTGCATCATTACCGTTTCCTTGTCTGCATCTTTCGAGCAGTACGTCTGGAAACTCAGGGCAACATCTTTAGGTATTTCCTTGTTAACCCTTTCAATTACCCCACGCCCCTGAGCGTTCCCGGGTATTCCCGTGTGATGCTCCACGCCCAGCCTGGGCAAAATCCCGGTAATATCAGCATCAAGTACCCGGTTTTTTTCACCGCCCCCGTTATCGGAGTAATAAATCAGCGGTATCCCATGCTGTGACATGCCATGCCGCAACGCATCAGCAACGGCCACCACGTTCTCCGACAGGGACAACGACCACCCCACGATAAAGCGCTGCCCTGCATCCATAACCAGCGTCACCTCTGGTCTGAATATATTCCCCGTGGCAGGGCTGAATGCCAGCAGTTTCATACAGTGGCCATCCCCGACCCATACAGCATTAACCGGTAATGATGTCCAGTCGCGCCGCACAAAGGGATTGAGCGAACGCCAGGCCGAACCGGTGGAGCGGAAACGCTCTTTAACAATCACCGGGACACTGCTTAACACCCGTCTTACTGCGTGAACTGAAGGCAGTGCCGCCAGCATTCCCGCATCCTTCGCGTGATTTTCATGCCACCATCCTGAAAACTCACGATAAGCCCGTTCAACGCTCGGGCGCTTCCATGAGCGATAGAACATGAAGAAATCGCTCAACCACCAGACCTGCTCCCACGGCGCGCCTTTGTTATGACCGGGAGCCAGTAATGCCTGTAACTGATTGGCATCACCACGCGCCAGCAACCAGGCGGAATACCATTCCTGCAAACTCCCTGTACTGATGCCAGTTCGTTTACCCTGCCGGGCGTTTGCGGTATTAGCTGCGTTAATGATGCGGTCAGGCAACGCCGCCATACGAACACCATCAACAATATGTTTTACCGCCGCCGTTCTGGTCATTCCGGCATAGTCGCGGAGTTTTTGCACTTCTGCGGCCAGCAATATCCGCGCATCAGCGATGGCCTTTTGTTTGTCAGTCAATGCCTGGACTTCGCGTAACGCCAGTTCCGGGCATTTGGTCATCACTTCCAGTTCATCGCGGACAGTGACATTTTTAGCGGCTTTACGCTCAACCACCGCAGGTAACTGAACATCATCAAGAACCTGCTGAGTAAGGCGCTGACGTAATACCTTCTGCGCCTCAGCGGGCAGACAATCGATGTGATACTCGAATGCCTTGGTGCCTTTACGCTTGCGTCTCCATTCAGGGTGGTTTTCTGTAATTCGCTCCAGACGTGCCCGGATATTTTTTTCAGCTGATGGAAATCCGGATAACCCCAGACAATCTCGTACTACAAACCACAC